AGCTTTTCCTTGGCCGCCTTGGCTAATTCAAGCCTTACGGGTGTGATTGGCTGCTCATTCTTGGCGATTTTGTTTGTGGTCTTTCCCTGCGCCCATGTTGGGATCAGCTCTTTCACAGCCTCTGCGAACTCATTCAGGCTCTGTTCCATCATGGCTGGTTTTTCATCTTCCGGCACCTCGTCGTCGCAGATGATGGAGCACAGGCTTTCCTCCAGGGCGTAGCAAACGTCCCAAATTTCACTGGTTACTCTCCTGCGCTTCTGCTCATCCATCTTTTCTCCGAATGTGGCTGCTTCGTAGCCTTTGGCTATCTGCTCGATTGCCTCGCCTACGTGCTCGTCTTCGGCTATGCCCAGAGCTTTCGCTATGGCAGAGAAAAACTTCTTGACGGGGCTCTCGCTTTTCTCACCTCCTTTCGCTGTAGGGGGTTCGGAAGATTTTGTTCCTGGAGTGCCGTCTTTGCTCTTAAAAAGCAGGATATTTGCCTCTGGGTTTGCTCCGGCCTCCACAAAATCCACCTTGGTGATTTTAAGGTCTTTCAGTTTGAATGCCATTTCCGCGTCTTTCCTCCTTTCCCGGCTGATTTATATAAAACAAAAAACGACGATCGCTCGTCGTCTCTTGATTTACCGATATGTTGTTATTCCTCCTCGGTGACTTCCTCCCGGATGGCCTCTCCCTCAATGCTAAACATCGGGTAGGTACCGTCCTTGACTTTCTCCCAGACATCCGGATCTAATACCTTGAAGCCTATCCACCAGCCTTCAGGCAGCGTCCCTTCCGGAATGTTCAGGAGCTTCATTTTTTCCTTGGTGAATACCATGCTCTCAATGAGTACGGCCACTCCTCCGCGTTCGTGCTGCTCTCCACCTTCGCGGTAAAGCTCCACGAACTTATACGCGGCCTGCTCCAGCTCTTCCGGGTCTATCATGTCCTCGTGATAGTCCTCTATCTGTTGACCGCTGGCCGTAACTGCTACATTGGCCCATCCAAACGCCAGCATTTTGTCGTCGTCTGATTTCTGGATCTTGAAGCGACCTTTTATCACGCCTGAAGTTGATTTTGCCGGTTTCGGCTGGTCCTTCTTGATGCTCACCAGGTCGCTGAATTTGGCCATGTTATCTACCTCCTTCCAAAAACGCAAAAAGACGGGGATCTCTCCCCAGTCTTCTTTTAAATCTTAAACTCCCTCCGATACCATTGGTGGAGGTCTTCCGTAGTGTTTAGCTTGGCCGCCAGCGCTTGGCCGCCTTCGACCAGCTTGAAGTATTTTCGCTTAAACTCTCCAATTCCCAGCACTTTGAACTGCCATTCTCCCTGGACCATTCCTGTTGATGTGAATGTAAAACCGTTATCGGTCTCCTGGGTTACCTTGCCTGGCAGCTCGTGTCCTCTGTTGGTATCAAAGAACCGGAGGGCTTCTTTGTGAATGTGAACATCCAGCGCTATCCCGGTGAAATCTTTTTCTCCCGGTGGCATGAAGACGTATACAGCTCTTTGGTCTATCATATCGTAGATCCCACCTTTACAAAATCTTCTATCGGTATCCCGTTTACCTTGGTAATGTGCGCCTGTTTGAACTTCTCCAGGAGCTCTGCTCGGAGAGCGTTGCTCTGGCACGATATTCCGATGAAGGTCTCCTTCGCTATTCCGTGCCTGAACATGATCTCGTTGCCGTATCGGTAGCTCGTGGCCATTCGCTTGATGAATTCCATCGGTGAAAGTCTGCCGGCCATGGCCGACGGATCCGAGCTTCCGAAGGAGTCTCCCTCGTATGCATACCAGTCGGTTCTCTCCATGACTTTTGGATCAATAAGAATGCGGTATCGGTTCCCGCGGTAGCAGTCGTCAAATCTTGGGTTGCTTTTGCTTTTGACGCCTATCCTGGTGAATACATTATCGCTGCCGCCGGTCCTGAAGTCTTCTACTGGACTTGCTCCTGTGCGCCTCATTCCGGCTCTGAAACGGTTGTTATTTGACATCAGGCCTGGGCTCTGGATGATTTTCACGATATCGTCTCCGTCCGGAACTCCGGTCCAGACATATTTCAGGCCTGCCTTCTTGTATGTTTCGACGATTCCCTCTTCGACGTATGTTGAATATCCATCAAAGACTTTAACCAGCTTCATGTTATTTATACGTTTCGGGTCTATTCCTTCTTGCCTCATTATCATTTCCAGTTTAATCGGTATCTGCTCTGGCGTCAAACCATCTAATTCCTGGATACGATGGGGAGCGTGTTGCCATACAAGTCGGCTCATTTTGAATACTTTTTCTGCTTCGCTGTCCGGATTCAATAAAAGATCATCAAGCTCCAGTTTCTGCAGCATGTTTTTCATGTTCGCAGCGTCTGCAGCTCCGTTTGAGGTTACCGGCGTTCTCAATCTGAAGAAACCGCGCCAGCCGTTATATCTTCTTGTCTGGCCATCGATGTAAAGCTCGAATGTGGTTTCCCCGTCGGTTACCTTTATGGTCCGGATGGATGCTCCCAGGTCCGCCTTGGAAGCAAAGAGCTTTTTGGCATCGTCTGCGAGCTCAAATTCAAGCTCTCCTATCTCTCCTATGGGTTTCATCTTATCCCATGTCTTGGACCATGTTTCCCTGGTCAGCTTGCCGGTTATTTCATAGACCTCATATTCCGTACCGCTTGCGTCGTCTAATAACCGCATTCTCCTGGCCGTTAAATTGAGACCTTCAACGCTGCCCTTATCGCTTCTGACCGGAACTCCCAGCTTTTTCTCTGGAATGATTGAGGCGTCTTTGAATATTTCATCTGCAGATACGATTTCTTTGGCCTTCTGCGCTGCTGGTGTTCTTGCTGCAGCTTTCCTGGCTGCCTCGTTGGCCAGCAGCCTATTTCTTACCTGGGCGCTCATTTCTGGTGCTTTTACCGGGTCCGATATTGCTGTTACCAGCTGGGTCTTATTCATATTGTTGTAGTATGGGATCTGCTTTTGTTTGGCCAGTTGCTTAAGCTCTGCCATGTTCATCTTTTGCAGGGTTTCCGGGCTGTGTGTTACTGCCGTTAGTGGCTGTTTCATATGCTCTGCAGCCTCGTCTGCCCAGACGAACACTTGTTTTTTACCGGTTCGCTCTGTGAGAAGGTCGCTGAAAAATTGACGGTAGTCTTCTCTTAACCGGTTTTTTCTCTCGACGATCAGGTCCAGCAGCTCCTCTGCTTCTTTGCCTTTCCCATATAGAGCTTCGGCATAGTCTCTGAATATTTCCCGGTACTGGTTATCTGGGATTGCCTCCACTCTCTTGATGTAAGTCAATGTATCCTGCAGATCCAGATCTATTTCTCCTTTTGCGAACCTTCGGAATAAAGTATTATAAATCGGCTCTGTCTCTCCATAGGTTGCATTGGGGTGGTATGTGTAGCTCATCTGCTGGGCGCCTATTTGCTTGATGTACCTGAAAGCCTGTTCTTTGTCTGTTCCTATGAGCCGTCCTGCCTCGTCCATTACGAAGTTACCACCATGGCTGTCAAAGTTGGCCAATAGCCAATCAGTTACATGCTCTCTTTGTAGCTGCGCTGCCATTCCTGGTGGTAGCTGTTCACTGGTGTATTGCCAATGCTTCAGGTCTATTTTGTCGCTTATGGTTGTTATTCTCTTCTGGAAGGCTCCAAACTTGCCGCCCAGTTCCCCGGTTCCTACGGGTACCGCTGTGTCTGGATCTATTATCGCCTGGACCTTATATCCGGCCTCCTGGACATACGCTCTGAAGGCTTCTGGTTTTCCAGCTTTGCTTTGTGCTGGCTTGAATAGCCATTCCTGGCCGGTATCATCGATGTATAAATGCATTTCTCCGGTTCCTCCGAGATTTGCCTTGCCTTTGTATTTCATGCCTGGTGGCATTTTCTCTGCCGGCGGTATTATTGGCTTTGCTGGTTCCGGATGTTCAGGTGTTGGTATTTGATCTTCCGGGTTCCAGTTCTGGATCACTTCCTGATCAGGTACCGCCTGGTATTTCGGAGGTTCTTTTTCGACATAAAGCAATGCACATCTGCAGCGTGGGTGCGCCGGCGGGGTTTCCTTCTGACCGCTGTATAATTCATTGCCTTTGAAATCAAAATCAGCGCCCATTTCTACTTCGACGCCGTCCAATGCTCCACATATAGAGCATACACCTTCATCTGCGGCTGTGCTCCAAACTTTCACCACTTTGCCTATGAGGTTCTGCTCCTGGGCCTGCTTTATTCCCTCATCAGCTCCCTTGTTATAAGCGAATGCCATTTCGGTTGTGGCAATAGTGAAAGCTCTT